TCTGCTGGCCAGACTGGTCGAGCTGGATCTTCGCCATGTCGACCTGATTGTCCGCCTGCGCTTCCTGAGCTTTGAGCTGAAGCTCCTGCTCCTTGAGCTGCACCAGAGGATCCGGGGCCCCCGCCCCAGAAAGCTGGCCAGACAGATCCTTGAGCTGCTGCATCCCCTGCGCCACAAGCTGAGCCGTGATCTTTTCGATCTCCAGCATCTCCTGCTCGTTCGCAGGCTGCATCCCAGCCTGCTGACGGCTCTGCAAATACTGAACAGCCGCCTGCTCCTGCGCCGCAATCCGGACGTGCTCCAGAATGTGCTTCTGAAGCGCCATCGCAACCGGAGGCATCGCCCCGATCATCGGAGTCCCGCCAAAGATCATGTGCGCCATGATGTGCGCCTGATGGTCCTGACCCTCAAACGCCTTCAACGGCAGCATGTCCATCACGTTGATGTTTTCTTGCGCAGGGTCCAAGGGCCGCGGTTCGTCGGCAGGCATCGCCTTCATAATCCGATCGACGTCCGTCACGCCCAAAGCCTCATACATGTCACGGAAAACCTCGTGCATGTTGTGCAAATCAGGCGCCTGCGCCGCCAACTGGAGCTTCGTCTGGGCCAAAACAATCCGCTGCGCTTGGCTGAAGACGTTCGGGTTGCTGACAGGAATGACGTCCACACGGTCATCAAAGTCCGTTGCCATCACCGTCTCATCACCACCGGCAACCGTATACGGATACTCCTGCGGCAGCGTCTCCGACATCAAACGCGCCAGAATCTTGAACTCCTGACGCATCGCATAGTGCAAGCGCTTGTGGACAGCGCTCATCACGCGCGTCCCCTGCTCCAGCATCGCGATCGTCGTCCCAACCGGCGCCTGCTGATTGCCGTCGCCAACCTTCAAGTCCGTGATCGTCGCGTACCGCTGACCCGCCTGAACCACAAAGCCCAACAGGTTGAACAGCGTCGCGTCCGGACCCTTGAACGGCAACGGCATCAACGCATCGCGGATCGCGCCCCCCGGAGCGTCGACGTCGCGGAACTCCCCGGGCTGCAACGGATCATCGCTCTCCGAGATCCGTAGGCCGCGGGCCTTGAAACCTGCCGGGAGGTTCGACAGCGTGCCTGCATCAATGAGCTGTCGAAGCGCCGCCGTCGCGGTACGGGATAGGCCCCCAATGGTGTGAATCAGACCCAAGCCATAGAACCCGAAACCCGGCAGGAACTTGTAGTGCGTGAAATACGCAATTTTGCGCTTTTTCTCGTCATCCTCGCGATAATTGCGACGGATCGACAAAATCTGGCCATTATCGAGCGAAAGCGTCACGATATACGGGATCTTGATCCCCGTCGGCTCGCCGTCCTCGTCAACGTCCTCATACCCCTCAAGGTCCAGATCGACGTGGCACTCAAGAAGCGTGCAGTTGTAGTCAATGTTCGACGGAGCCTCGCCGCCGATCTTGTCCGTCATCTCCGTGATCTCGGACAGCTCTTTCTGCGCCGGAACCACCTCAACGTCGCGGTAGAACCCCGAAACCTGCATCTTACGCAGATCGTTCAACGACATCGTCACGACCTGCGTGATGTTCGGACACGTGTCCAAATCCGACGTGTCGTAAGGAACAATCAGGTTCTCGGCCGGAACAAACCGGCTCACGATCCGCCCCATCGCCTCGTCATAGTACGTCTTCTTGAACGTCGAACCCGCCAGAGGCAGCACAAACAGCATCTGGTCCATGTCCGGCGTGTATTCTTCCATCACGTTCGTGATGTAGTAATTCATAAACGTCTTGACCCGACGCGCCTGCTCCTGCTTCTGACGCGATTCCTTGCCCATAATCGCCGTCTTCACGGGCCCCGAAGGAGGCAAAAGCTCGTTGAACGCCTGTGCTTGAAACTGCGTCGCAGCCTCGGCCAGCAAAGGATGTGTCACGCCCGACGCACCGCGGAACGGCTGCGTCCGCTCGTCATACGTAAACCCAAGAAGCTCCAAACCCTTCGAATACGTGTCAGACCATTCCTGACGCGACTCGCTGTTCGAATCATACTCCGCCAAAAGCTCGCCAGAAATCCGACCAAGCTCCCGGTCCGGCATCTCCTCCGCCAAATTGGCAAAGAAGTCCTCGTTCTCACCGCGCTGGTCGCTGGGCTCAAAATCAATCTCAACCCCGCCATCCTCCGTCGGCGTGATCTCAATCTCACCAACACCCTGAGCGTCCAGCATCATCTGAACACGGCCGTCGTCCATCGAACCCGGAAGCTCGATCTCCATCTCGGCCGCCAAATCCTCCTCGTCCAACTGAGAAGGAACGTTGCGATCCATCAATCCGCCATTGCTTGCCATGGCCTCTCCTAATACTGCGTGGAAAAGTAGCCGCGCTCATCTCGCGGGAAGTATACGTCAGGACCGTCCTCAGGGCTACGCCAATTATATTCCCACCCCGGACTCACCCCGCGACCACCACGTTCCTGCGGCGTCCGAGCCAAAATCCGATCCAACTGCCGAAAAATCGCGTCGTCAACCATCCGCGTCAATTCCTGCGCCGACGCCTGAATCCCAGCCTGCCGAAACAAGTCCAAACCAACCGCATTGTTCCGGTCGTCCATCGCCTTGTCCTGACGACCCTGATGGAAACCAAAAATCCCCTCGTTCACAGAACCCATAAACCGGGCCCCAGACTCCCCATACCCCTTCGCAGCCAAAGCCGTCCCAAGCATGTGTGCCCGAACATCCTCCAACTCCTGCGGCGTCGGCAAATCCATCCGATCCGAGGGCCGCGAATGACGCTGCGCTCCCGCTATATCAATAACCTCGCGGTTGCCCTCAGGGTCATACTCACCGGGATAACCATAATCCAACATCAACCGCTCCGCAAAATTCGCGGACCCCGGTTCGTAAAACTGGTCCCGAGCCTCAAAATCTTGACGACCCGATGCACGGATCATGTCCTGCTGGCGCCTATTAATCGGAACAGGAAAAGGGGGAGGATCCGATAGCCCAAGCTTGTCTGCAAACAAACCGCCAATTCCAGACTGCTCGTATTCTGGTTCCATGCCCGGGGCCCCTGCGCCTTAATAGTACACACGCACCTTAACAGACTCAGTCCGATCTTCCCAGTCGTCAGTTGGCAACTGCACAAAATTACCTTGACGATACCGCATAAGCGCCTGCGTCATACTGTCGACCAAGTCGTCATACTCCCCGTTCGGAAACGCCGCAACCTCCTCAATCAACTCATCCGCCCAAGACTCGTCGGGGGCCCAAACCATCCCAGCCTCAAACAACGGACTCACCGAGTGAACACGCGTCACCTTGTCGTTCCCACGACTCGGCGTAAAATTCACAACAGGTATCCCCATGTTCCGCAACTCGTGCGTCAATGGCATACCGCTCGCCTTCGCCTCAACAATCACCGTGTCAGGCTCCCAAAACTTGTACTGCTCCAAAGCCAAAGCCTTCAGCTCAGGAAAATCCCACCGACCCTTCTGCGAATCCAACAAAATCAAATTCGGCTGGCTGCCGCCCTCGTTCGGATAAAATACCCCCCACGTCGTGATCGCAGAATAATCCGCCGTCTCTCGCTTCGAAAACGCCGTGTCATAGCTCTGAATCACATACTGCAACTGCGGAACCTTCTCACGCTCCCAACGACGCCACCACTCACGCTTGATGATCGCATTCTCTTCACCAGTCGGATTCTGCTGATACTGCGCGTTCCACTTGCTCGGAGGAATCGACGCACGAACCGATACCAAATCCTCCAAACTCCAAAACTCAGGCCAACACGGAGTCCCATCGTCAAAAATAGCCGGTAGCTCAATCACCTCCCACTGATCCGCCAACGGATCCGACGCCATCCGCTTAATCAACTGACCAGTCAAATCCTTCTCAGACCAACGCGTCTGAACCAAAACAATGCTCCCGCCCGGCTGCAAACGCTGACGAGGGCCACCCGTGTACCAGTCATACGCATCGTCAAAACCATTCGCACTCATCGCAGTCTGCTCCGAATGCGGGTCGTCAATAATCACCAAGTCACCACCACGACCAGCCAAGTTACTCCCAACACCAACCGCGTAATACAT